AGTCCCGAGTGAACGGGAAACTGTTATCGCCGCTATCGTAGTAAGCCTCACCGTGATTCGAGCCGAACATCCAGACACGCCGCTGGCAAACCTTGAAGGTTTGCGTAAGGTCGGGTGTTTCCTCAAACACGAAGTCCAGTGCGTTCCACGTCGTGCCGTCCTGAAATGCCGAAATATAGAAATTGCCGCTTGCCGCCAGGCCGAGGAAATAGCCGTCAGTTTCATCAATCTGCATCAGCGGCTCGGGTGTTGTGACCGGACTCGTAAGTACGTTGGTCGTCAGGTTAAAGATGGATGTGACATTATTCGAGGCTATGCCCAGCTGGTTGCCTTGTATATTCGCCGCCATGCTGTACAGCTGATACGCGCCAACGAGCGGTCCTACTGCTCCGCGATTGACCAGGGTGTATGGGCCATTGCCGGTCAATTCCCAGAGGGTGCCCGAAGTCGCTGTGCCGGCGCTCGCGATGAAGAACCGGCGGCCATTGATGTAGATCCCGGCCTGGATGCCGTTATTGCTTCCATCAGTCGCAATCGTTCCACCACCATTGACGCTGACAGAAACCGGAAATGTCGCCGTGGTTGCGCCGTTGACCTGAAACGTATACGGCGATGCGCCGACCTGACTGCCGTTGATTGAGAGGAACGACCAGGTAGGAACCGTAGCAATCGGCGCCGAATAGCCAGGAACCCGTAGGAAGTAATAGGGCGCCTTGCCATTGGTTTCGACCGATTCAACAATTAGATTGCTGGTCCGCTCAGAATTGACGCTGGGCTGAATGCCCTTCGCGGAAGGGCCGATAGCGCCCGGCAGATCAGCTAAAGGCATGCTAGATATTCCCGCTCAGGAACTGCGCCTTCGTAATCCAGCCGGCCGTCTTCGACATCGGCATACCATGATCCGGCCGTGTGGCCATATCGGGCGCATTCAGCTCCTTGATGTCGCCCAACGCATCGGCGGCTAGCTTGAGCGTTAGCGGACTCGGAGGTGCGCCGAACCGCGGCGCAATTTCAATCGCCAGATTCAAAAACATCGCACGAAAGTAGCCGGGCGATGCATTCACGTTGTCAGTGAGATTGCCGACCGTCAACGCATGCCAATAGAAGAACTCGATCTGATTGACGGCGGTCGGAATGCCCCACACCCAGATCGTGCTCGCGGTATACGGCTGTCCGTTTGCTACGTTGGTGCCGACCTGCATCGAGCGATCCAGATAAACACCCGAGGGATAACTGTTCTGCAGCGTGGGCAGGCTGATATTGGCCCAGCGCTGAACACTAAGCACGCTTAGCGGAATACGCACTGGGGCAGTGGTGGTGCCGGGCGGCGCCGGACCCGTCAACGCCGGATTGATGAGCAGCAGGTTAGTCGCTTCCGGATTGAGGCGGATGGGCCGCGGTGCATTCCAGTCCGGCGCATTGGGCCCAATGAGATAGGACTGCTGGCCGGCCACCAGATTGAAAATGAACTGGTCATACCACGGCGCCAAAGTTGGCTTGATGTTCCAGGCATCGACCATGGCCGTCAGGCGCGTCAGGCAATACTGCTGCAGCAGCGTATTGTTCGATAGCTGGTCCTGCAGTGCGAGCAGATTGAGCTCGCCGGCAGCCAGCGTCAGTAAATCCTGATAAGTGGACATTTACGACTTTCGCGGGCGTCCGCGGCCGCGCTTGGATTCAGAAGAAGCCATAGAAGCCACATCGGTGGCTTCTTCCTCGGCGTCCGCCGGAACTGCATTCCAGGCAGCCTCAGCCTCGGCATAGGTAGAACAGTAGCCTTGTGCTACTTTGCGGTGCTCCTCGGCAGCCGTCTGCACGGTGATGGGGGTCTCTTCCGGATCGGCCGGATACAGTGCCTTGGGATAGTCCAGATGGATATAGGGTGGGAGTTCATCGTCGTCCGAAAGACCGAGCTCCATCTTTTGGATGCGCACGGAATTGCGCCGTTCGGCTTCAAACGTTTCGCGCACGGCTTCGCGGACACTGCCGGTCGCCCTCACCAGTGAATTAGCCATTTAAGTTCCTTTCAAAAAAACGGAAGGGTCCTCTTGGAGAGAGAGCGGAAGGAGAAGGCACTCGAGAACCCTTCCGGATCGGTTAACCCTGTGCAGCGTTGCCGGCCACCAGGCAGGCCCACTCCGGATAAAGCGCGCCAAAGCCAAATAAAATGTCCCAGCGCACTTTCCAGTTGTCGTTATCTCCATCGAGATACATCATGTAGCGCATGAAGCAGCCGGTTTCCGGATCAGTGTCGCCGAAGGCCTCGATGACGCCTTTCTCCGGAACATCCAATTTGCCGTAGACCACCGCAAACGATTTCTCATGGAACCCCAATCCCGTCACGATGTTGGTCGTTCCGCTCGGCGCCCAGGGGGTAATAGCAGCGCCGCTCGGAGGCGATTGGTTGACGTTCTGGTAATTGCCGGTCGGCTGGATCGCTGGATAGATCGGTATCGTGATGTTGCCGGAAGTGAGCGGCGTTGTCGCCGTCACCGTGAAGCATTGCTGCTTGCCAAAGGTCGCCCGATTTTGAGCATTGACGCCCAGCACTGCATTCGGGTCGGCCGTATTGCTGCCAATCGTGAAATGGAAGCCAGGGGTCAGCGTGCCCGAAGTCCAGCCGCTTGTAATGAGGCTCGAGCCGGTCTGGCCGGCGCCTTGCACAACCGGCGTGCCGGCGAACGTGGAAGAAGTAATAACGGGTGTGTTCTGTGATTTGAACCACTGCCAGCCGTGCGCTTCGCCCACCGTTCCCTCACGGTACTGCTGCTCGATTTCCTGGCCCGCATGGAACAGCGTCTGATCGTAGGAAATCGCCGATCGCATTTGCTGTGGCGATACCAGCATCATACGGTCGGACACATTCATCGGCGCGTTATAGTTATCCAACATCACTCCGGCATCGAGATAGACGCCATTGTCCGTCGGCCTCGTGCCGGGCGTGCCGACCCAGTTGGGGGCCACTTGCGTAGCGTACAGAAACGCCTGATAGTCCACGTAATTAGAGAGCGCATCGGCGGCCGGCTTGCCGAATTTCTCGTACATGTGATCGGCATTGAGGTATCGTTCGGCGCTCGATACCAGATAGGCCACATTGGCTTGAATCGACATCGTTAGCGGCGTCGTGATGTTCTGGATGCCCTGAAATGTGGCGGCCTGCGAGGCGGTCACCACGAACCGTTGCGGTTTGAGGACTTGGATGGTCTGGCCCGGTTTGTTGTGCGAACCGACGATCGCCCCGAATTCTTCGGAGTAGCTATGGTCAACATTTCTGGCGAACTTTAAATTATTTTTCCAGCGTGCCAGGGTCTTCCACAGCACCACCTGAGTGTTTTGCCATGTGTTGGCCATAACGAGACTCCTGGAGTGATGTTGGGATCAACTGCAGCAGGCTCCGAGTCTGCGTTAAACGGAAGGGCTCGCATTAACGGCTGCGGGCAGGCACGTAGTAAACAGTTTAACGGCGCTGTTTGAGCCGGCGTTCTATCGCTTCAAACTCTGCAAAACTCTTGGCGCCATGTCCCGGCTTGTTGTTAGCCACAGGTGCGCCGATATTCGGTCCTAGCTTGGCCGGCACTTTGACGGGCTCAGGCGTCTCTGCTTCGACTGTCGCTGTCGCGTGGCCATTGCTGCCGCGGCCGGCTAGCTTGCCCATTTCGAAGATCTGCACATCCCGCGGCAAGGCTTGAATTCTCTTGGCCTCTTCTTTGTCATCAATCAAGGCCTGGCCAAGTGCCGGCCCTTCATGCAGCACAATCTCAACCATCAGCGGCGTCATCGGTGTATCGACAATCTGAGCATCGTACTCGGGATGCGCCTTGAGGTGGTCCGCCAGTTTGGCGCCATAGGCTTCATTGACTTTCTGCTGCTGCTGTTGCGCCTGCTGGGCAACCTGCTTCTGGTCCCACTGCTTGAGCAGGAAATCGCGTTGCTTCGTTTCGTATTCTTCGACGGCCTTTTCATATTCCTCAAGCGTCCCCTGGTAGGTAGACAACTTCGGCCGAACGGGTGCCTTTTCCTCGCTGGCAGGAGCCGGCTGTGGCGCCGCTGGCTGTTGGAGCTCGCGGCGCTCTTTGCGCAGCTGGGTGACTTCCCGTAAGAGACGTGCATGCTCCTGGTCGAGGGTCGGCTTGCGGCTGGGTGATGTGGCCGGTGGCTTCTTGGGTGGCGCCTGCTCGGGTGCCGGTGTGCCTTCTTCGGCTGGTTCCGGTGCTGACTCCG